AGGCTGATGCTGAGCTGGTCGGCCTCCATGCCGCGGTTGTCGGTGAGCTCGATGCTGATAAGCCGCTGCTCGATGGCGCTGGTGATGTCCTGCCCGTTGACCACCACGCGGCAGATCGGTTGCGGGTAGGCGGTGGCGTCGCGGTACTTGTCCGCCGCCTGCTGGGCGTAACCCTTGGCCTGGTCGAGCAGGCCTTTGCCCTGGGTGAGCAGTTCCTCGATCACAGCAGCCTCCGCAGGAGGTTGCCGCCGGCGGCGATGGCGCTGCCGAGCAGATCCACCCTGCCATCGTCGATGCGTTTGAGCGCGAGGGTGAACTCGATGCGGCGCGCCTGGCCGTCGCGGAAGAACAGCGTGCGCGTCTCGCTCAGGCTCTCGATGATCCAGGTGCCGTAAATCTTCCCGGTGCCCTCAACCAGCGGCCACGCTTTGCCGGTGTCGGCCATGGTGCGCAGCGTGTCGAGGCTGAGCTGGGTCCCGGCCAGCGCGGGTAGCAGCACGCCCGGCAGGGTGATGCTGTCATCACCGCGCCCCAGGTACTGGCGCGCCGGGTTGGTACCGATGCGGCTGGTGGAACCGTGGCGCCATTCCGTCTGGCGCTGGAATTCCTGGTAGGCCAGGGTCTCCAGCGAAAAGACGAACATGCCGAGGGCCATCATCATGGTCTGCTACTCCTGGTAATCAGTCCTGGTCGAATAGGGATGAGCGGGCACGGGCGCCCTTCTCGCGCTCGCGCTTGTCCAGCTCGGCGGCGACGGCGCGGGCGATGGCGTTGGCGTCCTGCCCGGGGGCCGCGTGGATGTGCACGGTGATTGGCGCCGGCGTGCTTTGGGCTGCGGATGGCGAAGCCGCACGGGCGGCCAGCGGTGGGCGCGTATCGAACGCGACCGGCTCTGCCGCTGCCGGCATGGCACCGACTGCCGCGCTCAGGCCGATAGCACCTGCTGCCGTCAGCCGTTTGGCCGTGTCGCCCAGTTGCGACAGCGGGCCACGTTCACCGGCCTGCAGGCCCTGCTCAAGGCCGGCCATGGTGTGGCCGCCCAGCTCGGCGAACACGCGCGACGGTGAGTGGATGCCGAGCAGGTTCTTGAAGGTACCGACGACACTCTCGGCCATACCCCCGATCGATGCGGTGAGGTTGGGGAACATGCTGGTGAAGCCGTTTATCAAGCCCTGCACCAGGTTGCCGCCGAACTCGCTGAACTTGCCCGGCAGCTCCACGCCGAACCAGCCCAGCACACCGGCGAAAGCGCGGTAGAACAGCCCGAGCGGGCTGAAATTGACGATCAGCTGGCCGATGCCCGCCAGCCCACCGTCAAAGCCCGCGCGGATCTCCGACCAGATGCCAAGGAAGAACGTCTTGATCGGCTCCCAGTAGCGGTAGATCAGATAGGCACCCGCGGCGATGGCGGTGATCGCCAAGCCGATGGGGTTCATCATCAACGCGCGACCGATGAACAGGATTCCCTTGCCCACCAGCGGCAGCGCGGTCTTGCCCAGATTGAACAGCGTCCCGGCCAAACCTGCGCCCTTGATGCCGAACAGCGTCATGCCGTAGCGCACCATGGCGAACGGGCCGAGCATGCTGGCGATCGCCAGCGTGAGCCCGCCCATGCCAGCCATGAGGATGGCGACGCCAGCGGCCGTTTTCACCAGGTTACTGGCGAGTTTGGGGTTCTCAGCCACCCAGCCTTTCACCCCGCCGATGATGCCGGTGAGCGTCTGGGTGATCTCGCGCATGGGGCCGTTCTGCTGCTCCTGGAGCTGGATGCCCAGGTCCTCCCAGGCGCTACCCATGACGGAGAGGTCGCCGCGCAGGTTGTCGGCCATGGTCTTGGCCGTGGCGCTGGCCTCGCCCTCGGTAGCCTTGAGGGTGCTGACGAATTCCTGCAGCGCACCGGTACCGGCCTGCTTGACCAGCACCTGCATGCCGGCTACCGCTTCTTCACCGGCGATGTGCTTGAGCAGGCCCGCCCGCTCGGCATCGCCCATGTTCTTGGTTTTCTCGTAGATCTCCTGCAGCACGGTGGGCATGTCGCGCAGGTTGCCCTGGGCATCCACGGCGCTCACACCAAGCTTGTCCAGTGCCTTGGCAGCTGCCGCCGGCGGAGCGCTGAGCCGGTTAAGGATGGCACGCAGCGCGGTACCACCCATGCTGCCCTGGATGCCGGCGTCGCCCAGCTTGCCGGCCATAGCGGCAACAGTCTCGATGTCCTGCCCTACGCTGGCAGCGACCGGCGCGGCGTACTTCATCGTTTCGCCGAGCATCTGCAGGTTGACGTTGGAACGGGTAAACGTGCCCACCAGGACATCACCCAGGCGCCCGGTTTCGCTCGCCTGCAGGTTGAAGCCGGTGAGGATGTTGGAGGCAATGTCCGCCGTTTCGGCCAGTCCGCTGTCACCCGCTTTGGCGAGATCTAGCATGCCGGGCATGGCCGCCTGGATGGATTCAGCCTTGAAGCCGGCCATGGCCAGGAACCCTTGCGCGTCAGCCGCCTGCCCCGCGGTGAACTGGGTGCTGGCGCCGAGCTGGCGGGCCTGCTCGCGCAGTGCGGCCATATCCTCGGATGCAGCGTCCAGGCGGGTGAGGGACTGCACCTTGCTCATGGCGGCGTCGAATTCGAGCCCCGGTGCCATCATCTGCGCGCCGGCGTAGAGCATGCCGCTACCAGCTGCAAGCCCACCCGCGCCGGTGGCGGCCATGCTGCCGGCCAGTTGCTGGGTGCGCTCGTACTGGGCCTTGGCCTGGCCGAGGCGCTTCTGCTGGGTGGTGAGCTGTTTGAGGCGCTGTTCCTGTTGGGCCAGCGTCTTGTTGGTGCTCTCGACTCGTTGGCGCAGCTCCCGCTCATGCTGGCCAAGGTTGCGGGTGCTGACGCCGGCCTCGCCCAGCTTGCCGCGCAGGCCCTGTAGCTCGCGCTGCTGCTCGTTGTGCTTTTGCTTGAGGGCGTGGCCCTGGCGGACCGCGCTCTGAAATTCACGCGTCAGCGCCTTGGTGGGCGTGGCGGTGCTGGCCAGCTCGCGGGACAGCGCCTTGACGCGTTCGCGGTTGGCCTGCAGGGCGCCGCCGGTTTGGTCGGCAGCGCCCTTGAGGTTACGGAATGAACTGACGTCCTTCTGCAGGGCCTGCAGGCCTTTGAGTTCGCCGCGGGTGTCCTTGAGGGCGCGGCCCAGGCTGGTCGCGCCGCTGGCAATGGTGCGCAGCGGGCGGGTGGCATTGTCCAGCGCCTGGAGGTTGACCTTGAGGTTCAGATCACGCGCCATGCGTGCGCTCCCATCGTTCGATGGCGCGCTCGCGCCAGTCCATCAGTTCATGCAGCGGCATGGCGTTCATCTGCTCCGGCCCCCAATGGAACACCAGGGCGATGTCCGCCATGACGTCATCTACGCTGCGGGGGATTCCGCACCCTTCTTCTGCAAAAAACCCGCTACGGTATCCGCGCACATGAGCAGATCTGCGATGTCCAGGGCGGCGGCTTCCTGCTCGGTGAGGGTGGGCTGGCTGATGCGCGGCACCAGGCGAATGGTGGCGTTGACGTCACCGTTAAGCAGGTCGGTCAGCTTGAGGCCGCGCAGCTCACCGGCAGCCGGCTTGCGCAGGGTGATTTCGGTGATGGTGCTCTTTTCGCCGCGCTTGATTGGCTGCTCGAGAACGATAGGGTCGCTGGTTTTCATGGGGTTGCTCCTTGGGTTGATTCAGGAGCGCCGGCACGGGCCGGCGCTGGAATTACAGGCCGATGGCCTTGCGGTGCTCGGCGAGCATGTCCTTGCCGTTGACCTTGAAGACGAAGTTGAGCTGGTCGATCTCGATCTCTTCGTTGCCGTCGATGGTCAGCTTGTAATAGGTGCAGGTGGTGGTGATGGAGTGCTCGGTGTCTTCACCCGACTCGGCATCGCCGAAGTCAATCTCCTCATGCCGGCCGCGGGCAACTACCTCAACGGCGGTCACGGCGCCGGTGTCGTCCTGTTGTACGGAACCGGCCCAGCGCAGCATCACGCCGTCTGCCTTCACCGCGCCAAACTGGCGCAGCACGGTCAGGTCCCAGCCGCCGAGGGTCCATTCGATCTGAATGCCGTCGTCGGAGTGGCCCATGTCGACCTTCACCGGGCCGTCCATGCCGGCGCCGCGCCAGTCTTCGAACTTGCGGCCGAGGGTCGGCAGGGTGACGGACTTGCACTGGCCAACGTAGCTGTTGCCATCGTTGAACAGGTTCA